GAAGGGTTGATGTAATCCCTGTCAGCGACCCTAACATTCCTTCTAATGCACATAGGATGATGATTGCTCAAATGGCTCTCCAGATGGCACAACAATCCCCTCCTGGTATGTTTAATATAGAAGCTTTAAATAGAACCATATTAAATGCTGCTAGTATGCCTAACCTTGACGAGATACTTCCTCCTAAACAAAAGCCACAACAGATGGACCCAGTATCAGATATAATGGCAGTAACTAAAGGTATACCTATTTCTGCATTTCCAGGGCAGAACCATGATGCTCACATACAAACAAAGATGGCATACTTACAAGACCCTGCAAATGGTGCTAATCCTATTATGGCTAGAATTAAACCAGTATTAGAAGCTAATATACAAGAACATTCAGTTATGAAATATCAAGAACAAATTAGTGGTGTAACTAAAATGGCAGGACAGCAAGACCCACAAGCTGTAGAAATGGCAATGGCACAGGCAGCACAGCAAGTACTTAATGCTAATCAAGCTATGGGTCAAGCTCAATCACCTGAACAACAACTAGTTGCATTAGAGCAAGCTAAAGTAGAATTAGAAAAAGAAAAACTTAAAATGTCTTCTGCTAAAAATTCTGCAGATGCTGCATTAGAATCTCAAAAGTTAGAACTAGAAGAAATGAAACTATTAAAAGACTCTGCAGTTTCAGGACAAACTGCTACTATGAAAAAACAAAAAGGAGATTTAGATAGAGCAAGTAAAGAAACTATGAAACAACTTGACCTACTAACAAAGACTGTCATAGCTGAACAAAGAGCAGAAATAGATTTAGAAAGAATAAGAACAGATGCTATGAAAAAAGTGGCAGAATTAAATGATGTAGATGATAGAACAAGAAGTTTAAAGCTTATTGATTTTATGACAGATGCAATTAAAAATGAAATACAAGAACCAAAAGAATAACTAGGGATTTTAATTGTCTATCGACTGCCCTAGCAGACAAGCCAAGACGATAGATATAATTTTTTAAGGAGAATAAAATGGCAACAACAACTTTTAAAGGACCAGTCAGGTCTGAAAATGGTATGCAGATAGTTTCAAAAAATAAAACTACTGGTGCAATTACTGTAACTAGTGGTAGCAAGATGGCAACTGAAGCTGAAGGTGGTGCAGGTATTGAAGGTACAGCAGAAACATATATTACACAAGTAGAAAGATTTAAAAGTGATGTAGATACTAATGTTAATTTAGTAAAGACAACTATTATGATTGACCTTACTGGATTAAATTCTGGTGATACAGCAGGAGATATTATTGGTAAAAATGGTTCAGGTGTAGCATACATAGGTAAAGTAACAACAGCAAACCAAGGTACAGTTTTTGGTGTAACTATGGAATGTTTTGAAACACCTGCTACTGGTGACCCAGACATTAACTTACATTCTGCAACAGAAGGTACTGGTGTTGAAGATACTGCTATTGGTGATTTAACAGAAACTTTAATTATTAATGGTGGTGATGCTGCTGTTGGAACTAGAACTGTAGGTGGAACTATTGCAGCAGACCAGTTTTTATATTTAACAAGTGGAGATGCAACAGCAGGAACTTTCTCAGCAGGTAGATTAGTAATAACCATTCTTGGTTATGATGTAGCTAGTTAATAATTAACTTATACTGAGTGGTAATTAAGCTGCTCAGTATTTTTTTTAGGAGAATAATATATGTGGAGACAACCAATTATAAAAGAAATTAGTGTAGGCTTAGAAATTAATTGTTATGCGTGTGCTGAACTATAATGGAAGTATCTAATGAAGCTCTTCGTAAATATAACGAGGAGCTTAACTTATTAAGAATTAATTTAGCACATGGACAAGCAGATTCATTTGCTAATTATAAACAACTCGTAGGTCGTATTCAAGGAATTGAATGGTCTATTGAGGTTATTAAAACTATAACAAAAAAAATGTATGAAGGAGAAGAAGAATAATGCAACAAGTAAGCATGGCTAAAAGTATTAAAAATGATATGTGGATTACTGAAGAAGAAAAACTTAATCCAGATGTTTTACCAGAACTACCAGGTTATCATGTTCTAGTAAGACCTGTATCTATAAAAGAAAAAACGAAAGGTGGTATACTATTACCTAATTCAACAAGAGAAGATATGTCTTATCTTACAACTGTAGGAGAAGTAGTAGCTCTAGGAGATTTAGCTTACCATGATATGGAAAAATTTTCTAAAGGACCTTGGTGTGAAATAGGTGATTATGTATGTTATGGTAAACATACAGGTCAAAAAATAAAATATAAAGGTTTAAAATATATATTATTATTTGATGACCAAGTAATAATGAAAGTAGAAAGTCCTAAGACATTAGACCCTACCTTTAATTTATCTAAACATAGTGTATAATATATTTGTATACTTTGTATAAATATAGTATAATATAAATATAACGTTAAAACGATTGTTTCGTAAACAACGATAAGGAATAAAAAATGCAAGAAGAATCTTGGAATGAAGTAAAGACTGAAAAAGAAGAAGAAGCTCCTAAAGTAGAATTTGAAGTAGAAGAAGATATTAAAAAAGAAGAACCTGTAGTAGAAGCCAAAGAAGAAAAAGAAGAACTTAAAAAAGAAACTCCTAAAGAATTAGATGGTATAGATACTAAAGGTGCTCAAAAAAGAATTAGACAATTAGTTAAACAAAGAAAAGATAAAGAAGACGAAGTTGCTAGCTTAATAAGACAAAATGAAGAATTAGTTAATAGAGTAAAAAAACAAGAACAAGACTTTTATAAAGTAGGAAAATTAAATTTAAGTGCTAATGAAAAACAAATAAGCGATAAACTTAAATTAGCTAGAACAGCTTATGCAACAGCTCACGAAGAAGGAGACTCTAATAAATTATTAGTAGCTCAAGAAGCTTTAAATGAAGCACAAGTTGATTTAAAAAACATACAAGCAACTAAAGAAAATTTTAAAGAACCAGAGGTAGTACCACAACAACAAGTACAACAACAACAAATACAACAGCCTCAACCACAACCTGACCCTAAAGCAGAAGAATGGGCAGCAAACAATGAGTGGTTTGGTAAAGATAGAGTAATGACAGCAGGTGCCTTGGCTATAGATACAGATTTAAAGGAAGAAGGTTATGATTCTACAAGCTCTGAGTTCTATGAAGAAATTAACAAAAGATTACAAGAAACATTTCCTAATAAGTTTAAAGATGATGAAAAGGAAAATAAAAAAGTTCGTAAGCAGGAAACGTCAGAAACTGCTCAAGTAGTAGCAGGAGGTACACGTAGCACTCCTAGTTCCAATAAGAAAGTTAAACTTTCAAAAGAAGATGTAAGATTAGCTAGTAAATGGAATATACCCCTTGAACAATATGCTCAAGAAAAACTAAAAGCAAATAATGCTGATGGTGAGTATACAACAGTAAACATGCAACGTGGAGGTAAATAATGACAACACGAATCAATACACGTAGTTCAAAACTTAGAGAAAATAATACTAACGAAGAAATAAGTTATCAGTTTGAAGAACAAGATAATTTACATATACCAGATGCAATAACAAATCGTTTCAATAACGAAGGAATGACTCTTGGATGGTTAAGAATAACTCTTAAAGGTCAAGATGATTTTAAATATATTGGTAAAAAAATGCAAGAAGGTTGGCAATTTGTTGATATTAAAGAAGTACCTGAATTAGAACAAACATCACTCGTGAAGATGGATGGAAGATACTCTGGAGCAGTCACTCGTGGCGACATTGCGTTAGGTAAAATACCTACCAAGTTATTCCAAAGTAGAAGTGAGTTTTACAGAGGTAAGTCTGACCAATTAATGGAAGCTGTTAACAGTCAATTAATGAGAGGAAATAATTCTAGTATGCCCATTTCTAATTCAAGTAAATCGACAGTAACAAAAGGTAGACAAGCTACTTTTCAAAAGTAAAAAAACTTTTTGTTGCTTTTATTAACAATCAAAGGAGATTAGACTATGGCAACAAATAATGCCCCAAGAGGATTAGTCCTCGCTAAGAAAAATGGTGATGGCTCTAACTCTACTGGTATACGAACTATTGATTTGAATCCTGCAAGTCCAAAAGTGGCTTCAGCATTAGTACCTTCAGATATTTTTACTGGAGACCCTATAATAATTGAATCTTTAGGTACAATTAAACCTTGTACTGCTGATGTAACACTTAAATGTGCAGGTGTATTTCAAGGATGTAGTTTTGTAAATGGTAGTGGAGAACAGAAATTCGCTAGAAGTATTACTGGTGGAGTTACAGCAACTGATGTAAAAATTCATATTGCAAGTGACCCTGACCAAACTTTTTTTATTCAATCAAATATAGCAGTTACTGCTGCTGAACATCCAACAGGTATTGGTATTTATAATGCCCCTTGGGTTGTAGGTACAGGTAGTCATAAAACTGGACAAAGTGCTTATTTAATAGATGGTGATGGTAATACTCAAGCAGCAAGTTCTTTAAGAGTTATACGTAGAGCACCTTGGGATACAGGTATTGGTGTATCAGTAGGTGAAACAGATACGTACCCTTGGTATGAAGTAAGAATAAATACGCATTTTGATAATTTTCAATCTGCTTCAGTTTCAACAGCATAATTTAAAAGGAGAATAAAATATGGCTATAAATAGAGCTGCGATAAGCAAAGAACTCCTTCCTGGATTAAATGCAGTATTTGGGATTGAGTATGGAGAAGTTAATAATGAGCATGAACCACTATATGAAGTAGAAAATTCAGATAGGTCTTTTGAAGAGGAAGTCCTCTTTACAGGATTTGGTACTGCTCCAACAA